TTATTGCTTTCAATGGTGATTTAATTGGACTTACTGAGGGAACCCACATCAGTGGAAACTCTCTTACTGTGATCATCAACGGAATTTGTGGTAGCTTGAATCTACGTTGCTACTTCTACTCCGTGTATCCAGCGACTAGTTTTGAGACTAGGATGAAATTTCGGGAATTTGTGCATCTGATAACATACGGTGACGATAATATCGGGTCTGTATCAGATAAGATAAGCAAATTCACTATCCGTGGTGCTTCTGAATTTTTGGCTAAATATGGCCAAAGATACACTATGCCAGATAAAGAAAGTGAACTTACTGATTTTTTACCAGAAGATGGATTTGAATTCTTAAAGAGGAAGAGTGTGTACCATCCTGCATTGGGAGGTCATGTTGGTGCTCTTGCAGACAAATCTTGTATCAAAATGTTGCATTGCTATTTGCGTGGTAAGAATGCTCCATTAACTGAACCACATGCATGTGGTCAGAACATTGATACAGCTTTGAGAGAATGGTTCAATCATGGGCCTGAAGTCTACGCAAAGCGTAGGGGTCAAATGATTGAGATTGCCAAAAGAGCAGGAATTTCACATTTGTGCACTGAATTAGACTTAACTTATTCACAACGTGTGCAAAATTGGAAAAATAAGTACAACAATATGTATGAGTTGTACAACAGCCCTGATGGGTTTGAGGCGTAAAGCGCCATTTGTGGGCCTCCGGCGACCCCTATAAAACGCAGGGCGCAGTTTGGATCTGCGTTAAGGATAGAATCAAAAACCATGTGTATATATGGATACCAAGTGTGATTATATTTAGATGTTATTTTTATATTTATATTTAGGCTTTGTACATATGGCAACCTACGGGTTACTCCTATTTAGGAGAGAGTATAGCCAGCTCAATGTAAATAACTCCACCCAATGAATTGATTCACTCATTGAGGATTGTAAATAAAGGAATTACTAAAAATGTATATAAAGAACAAAAGAATGATAAAGACATGGGAAGTCTTAATTCATTTTGTACAAATAATAATAAAATCCCCGATTGTCATAATGTGCTAGGTTCCAAACGACCACGATCTGTGTTCGAGATGGATGACTATGCACTTAATAAGCAATCAGATATTTGCCCAGCCTGTGGATTAGTTGAGAAACATTGTTATTGTGTTTTTGAAGACCAACAATCAATGTTAGAAGTTATATATGAAGCTTTTGAAATAATTGATTCAGATAGATTTGAACCTCAATCTGGTACCACTAGTGATGTAAATATCCACCAAATCTCCAAGAGTGCTAATTATGAAAATGTTCAATTTTCCGATCAGCACGACCCATATATCTATGACTTGGAGTCGACTGTAGACCCAACTAGAAGATTGCAAGACTCTAATGATGCAACACTAGAACATTTCTTTAGTCGTCCTTTGAAAATTCACGAACAAGAATGGGCAACTAGTTCTGCCCTTGCTTTTGATATAGATCCGTGGTCTCTCTACTGGGAGAATCCACGGGTGTCAAATCGTATCGCGAATTATAATTTGCTTAGATGTAATCTAAAGGTTAAGGTAGT